CCGAACGCAACGCGCTGTGGAAGGAAACCGCTCCGCGAGCGACCGGCAAGAAGTAGCTACAAAAAAATCGGGGGATGAATTTCGTTGAACCTTCCCCCGGCCTCCCCTTGCCGAGTGGCGGGGGAGGTTTTTTGTGCGCCGTGGGGCTAATTCGCGGACGGATCGCCATCGCCCCGCGACGGGCCTTTCTCGCGGCCTCTAACGGCCTTTTCCGCGACCCTCGCCCACGCGCCCATCATATCGCCGTTCGCGGCCTGGATGGCCTCCACGAACGCCGTGACGGCCTTCACCTTCTCCTTCGCCCCCGCCTTCTCATAATGGCCGGCGAGGCCGTTGTAATTTTGGAGGAGGATGCCGATGAGGTTCTGCGCGAAAAGGAGCGCGGTGTCCGTGTTCTTTTCGAGCCATTCAAACGCCGCTTTCTCGATCGCCGCGTCTTTCTTTTCCTTCGCCATTTTGTAGCTCCTTTTTTGTAGTGGGTGATCTAGAGCGCGGTCAGCTCCACGTCCGCGGACGGGGCCTCCCCGCGACGGGCCAATTCCCCGCGCACCGCAATCCGCTCCACCGCCGTCCAAGCGTCGTCGGGGAGGATCCCCGCGTCCACCAGGAGGTCGAGGACGGACGAGAGCGCGTTGTCGAGGTCTCGCCTCCGGCGGTCGGGATAGCGCACGACGAGCGAGAGGGCGCACGGCACGCGCACCGCTCGCGGAATGTACTGCAACTGATACACGATGCTGGACAGGTTCCGCTTGTGCCAATCGGTGTAGGAGGCCGAGGGAATGTTCACGATGCGACCGCCGCGCGATGCGCAGAGGCGCGAGTTCTTTTTGGACGGGATGACGCCGGACAGATGGAGCGAGATTTTATCCATACAAAATCTATTTGCGCTCCTCCGCAAGCTCGGCGAAGGTCTTGCCGTTTTCGTGCTTCGCGGTCTTGCCTGTGAACTTCATCCGAGCTTCTCCACGATCTCGCGCTCGCGCTCGGAGAGGACAATCTTGTGCGATTTAGCGGCTTCGGCTTTGGCGAGGGCTTCGGCTTTGGCGAGGGCTTCGGCTTTGGCGAGGGCTTCGGCTTTGGCGAGGGCTTCGGCTTTGGCGAGGGCTTCGGCTTTGGCGATGAAAAAGCCGTTGCCGTAGAGGCTCTTCCCGATCTCTTTCAGCCCGTCGAGGTCTCGCGTGAACTGGCATGCGGACTTCGGAACGCGGAGCTCCATGTAGGGAGTCATCCGCGATGAGGTGAAAATCTCGTCCGGGAGCTCGAACTTCGGCAGTTTATTTTTGTCGCCCTCCTGCGCGCTTTCGATTGCCTCGGTCAAGTCTGGGCGCAGCTCGAAGCGGTTCACCTCGTTCAAGTTGGTCACGAAGGAGGTGTTCACCTTCGCGCCGTTCTCGTAAACTACGTCCGCGCCGCAAACGATGAAACAGAGGTCGCGGGGGTTGAAGAGAGTGAGGTGCGGAGCGAAGAGAAAGAAGCGGATGCCGCGCTCGGTGAACCAGTCCTCGATCTGCGACATGATTGAAAATGGAGGGTTGTCTACGACGACCTTCCCCGCGTAGTCTTCCGACTGGTAGTCGCCGCCCGGCTTGAAGGGGCGGACGAAGGTAGAGCGGTCGAGGTGGTATTCCTTCGCGACCCAATCGGCCACGGCCTCGTAGACCTTCGGCGGCGTGTAGCAGTCGTCGGTGGTCAGCTTCGGCTTGAACTTATCGACGAACGCTTGATACTCGGCGTTTCCCTCTTCCTCCCCCTCCACTTGCAAAAACGCGCTCCCCGTGTCCTCCAGCGTCTCCTCGTCGAAGCCGATCATCTCGCAGTCGAACCCGTCGGCCTCCAGCTCCTCGATCTCTAGCTTCAAAAGGTCGCTGTCCCATTCAGCCCAATTCGCGGACTGATTCGCCAGGAGCCGAAAGGCCTTGACCTGGGTCTCGGTCAGCTCGTCGGCGAGCGCGACGGGAATTTCCTTGAGCCCCAAAGCCCGTGCCGCCTTCAGCCGGAGGTGGCCATCGACGAGCGTGCCGTCGCTCTTGGCTACCACGGGGATGCGGAATCCGAACTCTTTGATCGCGGCCTTCATCCGCTCGACCTGTTCGTCGTTCTTTCGTGGGTTCCGCGCGTACTCGACGAGCCGTTCGATGGGCCACGTCTCGACCTTGAGTTCCATAAGGTGTCTCCTTTGCGTTGAAAATGCGGAGCGCGGAGATCGGGCTTACGAAAGGAGTGAAAGATACCGAAATCCGCGCCCCGCAAGAGGCCGTCTTGCTTGCCGATTAAAATATATACGAAATCGCGCAGCCAAAGAAGAGTTTGTTTTCAAAACATTCTCGCGCCGCTCTCTTTTCGTAGCTACAAAAAAAGGATTGGGGAGCGCGTTCGCGCCCCCCTCACCTTCTCTTCGCGTTGGCGGAGTGCTACGCCTTGACGAGGAGCTCGCACGCCCAGTTCTTCCGCGCGAGGGCGGAGCCAACGAGGCAGTCGAAGCGAGTGACCACGCGGTCGTATTCGACCTGGTAGTCGCTCACGACGCGAGCGGTGATCCCGTTCTGGCCGGAGTACACCTTCGCGGTAGCACCCGCGAGAGGAGCGAAGCGGCCGAACGCCACGGCCAGGGCCGACTCGGCCCAGACCACGCCGCGGTAGTAGGTGCTGGACGCGTCGGTCACCTTCGTGATGGTGCCGAGCGACGCGCCGACAAGACGCACCTCGCCGTAAGCGGGGTTGGCGATCTTGATGTACAGCTTGCCGCCCTCGATCTTGGTGTCGAGCACCTTGAAGGAGAAGAGCTCGCCCGTCGAGTTGCCGAAGATGTCCGCGACAACGACGTCGTCGATGGTGAGGACTTCGCCAACGACAAAGCCGTCGGCGGTCACGTCGCCGCCGGAAACGGTGGCCGCGGTCTCCGCCCAGATGTAGTCCGCATCGGTGTCCCACAGACGCTGACCGCGGTGGGGATCCTGTTCGGTTTCGGTGATGGTCAGCGTGACCGCACCGGCCGCGGCGGAGGTGGACGGAACGACGAGGTCTTCGACGTCGGCGGTGGTCAGCCATTCGGCCCCGTTGTACACGCCAAGACGAGCGGACTTCCAAATGTCGCTGATGATGGCGGTGGGGTTGAAGTAGCCGATGCCGGAGCCGGCGAGCTTGCCGTTCAGCGAGGAGCCGACGACGCCGACGAGGGTGCCGTAGGCGCGCGCCTTGCGGATGTTCGCAACGGCGTCGCTGACTTCCGGCCAGGCGGTCGCGGAGGAGATGACCTTCGTGAACGCGCTCTCGTTGAGGAGCTTGTTCGCGGTTTCGGTCTGCACCTTCGAGGCGAGGGCACCGCCGTAAGGCTTGATGATCTGATTCGCCATATCGCTGATCGAGGCGAATTCGAGACCGGTCGGGATGCCGAACGCGCAATGCCACTGCTTGAGGGCGACGGCGACAGCGCGGTTGTGGAAGTCGAGCTCGTGGTTCTTCGGCGACGTGCCGGTGGCCGCGCCTTCGTTGATCCACGCGCCGTCCCCGACCTCGGGAGATTCGGGAACGATCACGTCCATCATCGTGCCGTTGCCGGCGGTTTCAAAGGGCTTCTGCACGGCCTTGTTGGCGTGCATCAGGATGGGGAGGGAGGCCTCGACTTCAGCGACCATAGGGGCCGCGATGCGAGACGTGGCGAGAGGTCCGATGACCTGTTCGGGTGCGGTAGCCATTTTCGTACCTACGAAAAAAGGGTTTGACTTTGCGTGAGTTGCCCGAACGAAGTCAAGGGGCGAAAGGGAATATCTCCGTTCACCGCGCCGAACGTATTAGCGAATACGCAATCGGTGCTACATCCAATATAGACAAATTTTTTCTTATGCGAGCCAACTAAACGAAATAAATTTTTTGTCCCCTTCGTCCGCGCCTTCCCACGCGCTCCGGCCGAAGAGCGAAACAGCCGAATAATATAGATATGATTTCATAACTCCCACGCCATAAAAGCGGAGCAACTTTAGAAATATATCGTCCGCGAAATCCTTGCTAGTGTAGTGCGCGGAGTAGAGGCAGTCGTGAATCTGCGACGCCAGGAGGACGCCATAGGAGCCGGAGCCGTTGTCGAACGCGCCGCGGAGGGCTTTCGGCACGGATGCGAGGTCTGTCCAATAGCCGCGGCGGATGGCGAATATCAAACGCCCCTCCTCCTTCAGCACGATCTCCGCCCTCCAATCCTCCGCGTATTCCCAAATGCCGCCGCGTGGCATCTTGCGGAGCGCGGGAGCGATGGCGTTGACCCGTTGTATTTTTATACCCATATTACCCCCAAAGGGATGCGGCCAGGAACTCGCGCTCGTCCTTTTCGCTCCACGATCTAGCGAGCGCATCCGCGCCAAAGAACGGGGAAAGGGTCGCGAACGTCAAAGCGAGCGCGTCCGCGCGGTCGGGAGACCGGCCCAATAGCTCGCGCGTCCTGTCCTTCGCGGGGAGCTGATACTTGCCGTGCCCGTTGATAATGATCTCGGTGTTCAGTAGCTCCGCGAACATCTCGCCGTCGTTCACCTCGAACGAGACCTCCCTGTTCTTCATCGCGTCCGCCAACTGCGAATACATAAAAGCGCGCATATTCGCGCACCGCTCGTTTAGCGACTTCGCGCCGAAGTTGATCCCCTCCACCTCCGCCGAGGTCATCGCCTTGCGCAGAAGGTCGGGGATCGTCCAACCGAGGCCCGTGGAGTCCACGAAAACGCGCTCGACCCCGTGCCGCTCGCAGAGCGAAAGCGTGCGGTCGATCAACGTGTCGACGTTGCTACTCGCCTCCGTCTCCACCGCGATGACCTTCCCTCCGGCGCGGATGCACCACACCGAAAGGTCTGCGCCTGTGCTCGCCACGTCGAGACCCATAACCACCTCACCCGCGTGCGCGGAGGGGTTGCCCTTCAATTCGGCGAGGAGCTCCCGCGTCAAAATCGAGTAGCTCGACTCCTTCGGGAATTGGCCGAAAACGTTGATCCGCACGCGGTCGCTGTCCTTCCCGTATTGCCGCACCATCTCGTCGAGGTACTGCTTGTTCGTGAACCGCGACGAATAGCCGGAGATATGGATCGTGTACCATTCGGGCGTATCCGCAACGTCCGCCGTGAAGCCCGTGTTGCGCGTCGGGTTCGTCGAGAGCATTATGCGGTTGTTTCCTTGCGTCATCGACGCGAGGAGGTTCACGATGATCTTGTCGGGGATGCCGGAACTTTCGTCCAGGAGGTAGAGGAGGTTCGGCGCGTGGAAGCCGGAGACGTTTTCCACGGCGTCCGCGCTCGCCGTTATTCGGGTGATGAAGCCGAGCCCTCGCGCCCCTTTCCAAAATATGTAGTCGTTCGTCCGCTCGAACCACGACGAAATCTTGGAGCCGTCCAAAAGCCGGAGTAGGTTCAGCCAAAGAACATCGTAGCTCTGCTTGTAGGTATTCGCGCCGAGCACCACCTTCGTCTCGGGAGCCAGGACGAAAAACCAAATCGCGATAGCCGAAAGCGCGTAGGACTTGCCGCACCCGCGAGCCGCGATTACTGCGGTTTTCTTATGGTCGCGAACCGCCTCCGCCATCGAGGCTTGATTTTCGTCCAAATCCACGCCGAGGATCTCGGCACAAAACTCCACCGGACGCGTGCGATAGCGAGCGCGAAACGCGGCGACGTCCTTTTTCGTCAGCCGCTCCGGCGCGAGCATCTCCTTTCGTACTTCCATACCTACAAAATTACACTCTATGCCCGACGAATAGGACGCAATCTCCAGCCTCCCCTTCTGTTTGGAGGACGGAGCCGAGGAAGTTCGACGGCGAGGAACCCGCGCGGAATACAAGACCGACGCATTGAGACGGGAGCGCGGTCGCTACGTTTTCGTGGCCCGTGAACCGAACCACCGCCACGACGAGGCCTTGCGTGCCCGTGAGCCACGCCTGGTATTTCTCCCCGTTCGCGTATCCGCTCGCCCATTTCCCGCCCAACGCCTCGAAGATGGCGTTTAGCTCCATCTTGAACGACGGCGGCAATTCCATAGAGCGAAGGGTCGTATTCGTGATTTCGCCGCTTTTCATAGCCATTAAAGCCGAGTAGAGGTGGTATAGCCGACGCGCATCCCGAAAAGGTGGATCGGCGCGGGGTCGCTGAACGAAAACTCGAAGATGAAGCTGTCGCCCTGGCCGAGGTTCCACCATTGCGCGATGCGCCAAAACTGACCTTGACGGCCAAGCGATGACCACCCGCAATCGTAGAACGTGAAGCCGCCGTCGGTCGAGACCTTGAGCATCGCTTGCGGGTTGCGGCCTTGCCCGACTAGCTCCGGCGTCGAGCCGACTTCGCAATCGAGAAGGAGCTGACGAAGGGACATACAGAAGTTGTTATCCCAAATTGTCGAGGTCGTGCGCTTGCGGACGAGTTGCGTCCCCTTGTAGGTGCGCCACCCGCCGAGCGAAAGCACCGCGCCGTCCGCGCTCCCGAAAAGAACCTTGTCGAGCCATACCGCGGAGAAGGCGCATTCCCATTTCGTATCCGTCCCGTCCGCCAACCGCTCGCGCCTTTCGTGCCAAAGTTGCGTCGAGAAGTCATAGACGAGGGTTGTATCCGCGAGCGTGATCGCGTAGAAGTTGTGCCCCTGTTCGTACCAACAGAAGCCGGCGAAAACGTCCGCGCCCTTGATCCGTTCCTCGATGGCGTTCGTGGAGATGCGTTGCGGGAGACCGCTTTTCGTCCATACGAAAGCACCCTCGCGGCCAAGCTCCGAGGAGCCGACGAAAAAGACCGACCCGTTGCTCGTCGCCACGGACGCGGACTGCTTGCACCCATAGGCGGACGAGGAACCGCCAACGAAGGAGAAAACGTCGTATTCGCTCTCTCCCGCATTGAGTTGCCATAGCTCGCAACTCTGCGAACCGAAAACGAAAAGCGCGCCCTCGCTCGCCGTGAGCGCGGTGATCTCGTCCGCTGAACTCTCCGCCGTGTAGTAATCGGCCGCGGCGAAATCGGTAGAAAGGAGCGCGGAGAAGTAGAACTCGCCCGAGCCGCTTCTGTCGATGACGAAGCGGTGGCCGATGCACACCGCGAAGCGCGGCCGGATGACGAGCGGGTCTCCCCCGTCCGCGGGGAAGGTGAGATTTACCAAACGCCAGGTCTGCGCCACGGACGCAGTCGGCTCCTTCACGTCGAAGGCGTGGAGGGTGTCGCCATCCGCGAGAACGCATTGAACGCCGTTGTCCGCAACCGAGACCGGCGTTTCCGCGGAATTGACCTCGCCAACCTTCACGGGGTTCTCGCCGATGACGAGCCGATATACTTCCTTGCCGAAAACGGCGACAAGGGTCTCCGATCCAGTCGGCCCCGTGGTCGTGCGGTAAAGCGCGCGGCACGCGCCGCCTTCCGCGAATTGCGAAAAGACCTCCGTCCCGTGCGTGGAGATCAGGATTTGCTTCTGCTTCCCCTGGCCGTCCTCGACGTTCTCGGTGTAGAGGTTCTCGCACGTTTGCGACGAAACCTCCCGCGCCTTGTATTTGTACGAGCCGCCGATGACGGGAATTTGCGCGGTCTTCATTCGCTACCTCAAGCCCATAATGGTGACGTTTTCGTAGCTACAAAAGCCAGGGTCGACGAGGCGGAGCGGTTTCGACTTCATCGTATTCGCGCGGATTGCCGCTTGCGCCTTCTCCATTTCGGGGAGGAGCCGCGCCACGTCATCGTCCATCCCCTTGTCGACGGCCATAGAGTGCGCGAGGGTGAGGACGAGCGCGCGCGAGTAGATTTGCGGGAGCGGCAGTTCGCCGTTGATCGTCGCGCGGGGGAACGGGAGCGAATAGACGAGGCGAAGCTGACACGCCGCGCCGCGGTTGAAGTGAAGGATGCCGAAGGGGAACCCTTCCTCGTAGGCGAAGAACTCCGGGTGGCCGGAGCTACCTTCAAAAGTGTAGGAGCCAATGTCCGCAAGGTCGGTCTCCTCCATCGCCACCCATCCCGCGCCGTAGTTGGAGGCGACGGATTGGAGGTTGTACGGACGCGGGGCCACGATGTCGGGCGTCGTTCCGTCCGCCTGGACTTCGCCGATGGTGAGCGCGTCCTTCCCGCGGCCGTCCGCGGTGATCAAGGTCGCGCGGCAATTAAAGAAGTTGTCCGCGGAGAGTTCGGCAAGAATGTCGTCGAGGAGGCCGCAAAGGTGCACCGCCTCCTCGCCGCTGATGCTAGCACCCGCGCGGATGATGTTCGTCTTGTAAGCCGCCTTCTCCAAAATCTCGCGAACGCGCATATCCTTACCTCTTTTTTTGTACCTACGAAATCACCACGGCAACTGCGTGAGGAACTGCTGAAGGTGCTTGCACGGGGATGCGACCCCGTTCGGGTTTGTCTTTTCGGGCCATTCGCCGTTGCTATCCTCCACGGGAGACCACCCCGCCGCGTTTGCCACGACCTCGAAGCGATATTTGAAGTCGGGACAATCGCAATGAACGCGGACGCGGCCCGTGCGGTCGTTGCGGATTGCATAGAGGTTATACGGGCTTTCTCCCTGGGCGATTCCGCGGACGAGCGAGAACTTCGCACCGCCGCGACCGCCGAACTTCTTTACCTCGGTGATGGTTATCGGCCGCGTCGCCGGATTGGACGGACGCCCCGCGGGGACGGCCGGCGAACCTTGCGGACGGATGGAACCGGCGAGAACGTCGCCGAGTTGCTTCGCGCTTCGCCCTTCCGCTTGGAGCTCCCGCGCGAGGGCCTTGTCGGCACGCGAAACCGCGACCTCCCCCGCGTCCTCCTCCATTTCCAAAGGCGTCGGCGCGGAGCCGAAAACGGCGTTAGCCAGGGCGGCGGGGTTCGCACCGCCCATAAGGCTGTCCGCGAGCATCGCCAGGACTTGCGGATTCATTCACCGCCCTCCTTCTTCCCCTCTTCCGCCAGGCCTTTGGGGAGCGATTTAGGCGCGGCCGACTTCGCCGCGGACGTGCGAGCTCCGCCGGAGGCGAGCGACTGAACCACCGCGACGGCGTCCCACCCGCTCTTGCCAAGCCGCGTCGCGATCCGCTCAAGGATGCCGCGCGTGGCCGGAGTGGACGGAACCTCACCCGCCTTGAGCGCGAGGATTTCGTCGAGCTCGCTCTGCGTGAGCGACACGCCGTATTCCTTGAGGGAGGAATTAACCCTGTTGAGCGGGGCCTTTTCCAACTGCGAAACGATAGCGCCCTTCGCCTTGCCGACGGCCTCCTTCGAGACGGAGCCCTTTCCTTCGACTTCGCTCGCGACGTTCTCGACCGCCTCCTTGATCGTGGCCGGAGCGCGCATTTTCCCTCCGGCCGCGAAAACGTCCTCTTCGAGGATTTTCTGCACCTCGGCGAGCGCGGCTTTCGCTTCCGCCTTCTGCGCTTCCGTCATCGCGGCCCCTTCAATCGCGGACGCCGCCGCGTCGAACTGACGGGCGACGCTGACGGGCCGTTCGCTCTTCGCCGCGGTTCGCGCGACGTTCGCGAGGCCGCTCTCCACGACCTCCCGCGCCTTCGGGGAAAGGTTCGCCAGGACTTCGCCGACCTTCTGCGCACCCGCGCGGCCCAAAAGACCGCCGAACTTGCCGACCGCACCGCCGACCGCGCCACCGATCCCCGCCGCCATCCCGGCGGCTTGGAGCGGGTTTTCCTTCGTGGCCGAGGGGACGGTCTCCACGCCGAGGTATTTGTGCGCGATAGCGTCGATCCCAATCGGGGCCGCGGCAAGCGCACCGCCGGCCATCGCACCCGTCGCGGCCGTGGAGCCGAGGCTTTTCCCGCGCGTGGCGAGGAGAAGGGGCAACGCCCATTTGTCGCGGGACAGGTGCCACGCCGCGCTCTTCTCGCCCTCGTTCAAACCTTCCGCGCCGTAATCTTCGCTCGCCGGTTCGCCCGTGACCGCCTCGTAAACGAGGCGCGAGGCCATATTGCCGAGGTCGCCGGCTCCGGCGTATCCCTGTCGAGCGAGGGACTTCCAATCGGTGTCCCCGCGTTCCTCGTTCAATTCCCACTCGCGCATCGCCTTCGGGAAAAAAGACCTTGCGAGCGCGTGGAGGTTGCCCTTGAGGTCGGCCTCGGCGAGGCCATAGCGGAGCGCGTCCTTTTCCTCGTCGGTGTAAACGTGGCGGCGAAGATACTGCGCCGCGGAGGGGTCTTGCGCGAGAAGTTCGTTTTTGTCCTCTTCGGTGAGCCGAATGACGGAGCCGTCTTCGTCCACGTATTCCCACGCCTTGAAAATGTTTTCGTCGGCCATTTGGCTACCTCCGTTTGATGCCGAGGCGAGATTTCACGTCCCCGACCTTGCCGCCTTCGGTCTGCGCCGAAGGAGCGGGTGCCGTGGTCGCGGGGGTTGCGGCGGGAGCCGCGGGAGCGGCGGGGGCCGTTGCCTTCTTTTCCTTGCGCGGGAGCATCGCCTTGAAGTCGGCGTAGCTCTTCCCCGCGTCGAGCGCGACGATAAACGCCTCGCGGAGGTCGGGCCGTTCCTTGAAAAGGTCGGCGAACGTGGTCGATCGGTCGAGGTTGAGGTTGAAGTACCTGTTGCCGAGCCGCGTGAAAATGCTCTCGTTTTCCTCGCTGACCATCTTCGCGTCGTCCTTCCCGCCGGACTTCTTGTACGCATTGAAGGTCGCCGCGAGAAGTTCCGCGCCGTCCTCGTCCACGGGAGCGAACCGCGACGGGAGCGCACGCCACGCCTTCTCCGTTTCGGTCGCGGGCTTCGGCGCGGACTTGACGGGGATGGAAAGGTTCTCGACGAGGGCTTTCAAATCCTTCGACCAGTCGCGCTTGTTCACATCGTAGCCGAAGTTCGCCGCGAACTCGCGGATTGCGAGGTCTCGCTTCTGTTCGCCCGTGCCGTAATCGAAGGAGCCGTCCTTGATTGCGGCGGCAAGCGCATTCTGGAGCGCGTCGAAGGAAACGTCCGTCGGCGCGGCGGCGTCGGTCTCTTCCGCCTCCTCCGTTTTCGTATATGCGAAAATCGGGAATTGCGCCATAGACTGCTTCATCCGCTCCGCGGTTTCCTTTCCATAGAGACGCCCGGCGGTCTCGCTCGCGTACTCGCTCGCGCGGTTCGCGCGTTCGCGCGCCGCCTTGTCCGCCTCGCGGAGCTGATTTCGACGCTTCGTGTAGTACTCCTTCTCCGCCGCGTCCGTAGCGGAGGAAATCTTGTACTCCAGGTCGGTCAGCTCGCGCGTGTTCTTCGCGATCTGGTCGGCGTTCTTTTCCCATTCGTTGCGGTAGTCGCTCAAAACGGCGCGGAGGTCGTTCTCCCTCTTCGCGCGGCCCTGGAGCGCGATGGAGCGATAACGCTCCGCCTTCTGCTCGTCCCACGGGTCGAGGGCGGATGCGAGTTTCTCGATGGCCGTGTACTCGTCGCCGCCGCCGAACCGCGCCACCGCGTCCTCGTATGCCGTGCGCTTCCCCTCGTCCCCGCCGAACTGCGCGGAGTATTCCTCCTCCGTGGCGAACGTGTCGCGGGGCTTGTACTGACCGAAGGTCTGATAACCTTCGAGCGCGTCCTTGATGCGCGCGTTTTTCAGAAAACCGAGCATAGCCGTGGCGGTCGCGGAGCCGATGCCAGACCACGGGTTCGCGCTTTCAGGCGAGGGGTTGACTTCGAGATAGCCGAAGGGGTTTTTCGTAGCCATAAAATCTTACCTCACCTAGACGAGTTTCGGCAACTGACTGACGAACGGGAGCGCGCCGGAAATCGCGCCTCCCGCGATGTACTCGCCCGTCCCGGCGTTGCCCATTCCGGCGCGCGCGCTGTAATAGTCGCTGATGTTCTGCACTTTGGCCGTGCCGAGGTTGGTCGCGCTCGTTCCGGCGGCGGTCTTCTCCGCGAGATTGGAATTGTAGAGCGCGAGAATGGCGTTGAGGTCGGTTCCCTTCGCCGTCTGCTTCTGCGAGCTTTCGGTCTGCTTCGCCGCCTCTTGCGCCTGGTACGCGGCGAGGTCTTGGTTGATCTGCTGGAGTGCCGCGCTCCGCGCGTCGGCGTAAGCCTGTGCGGTGTTGGCCGCGGTGCGGTCTGCGATGGCCTTGAGGGTCGCGCCGGAGAGGAGCTGACCGCGAGCCGCCGCCGAGCCCTGGATGGCCTCCGCCGCGCGGCGGTTCTGCTCCGCGAGGGCCGGAGACATAAGTGCCTCCGTGGCCGATGCGAGGTCGCGTGGCGTGTAGGTTCCCGCCTTGTAGCTCGGCTCCTCGCCGAGGGACGCGAGAATCTGCTCTTCGAGCGCGGACGCCTTGCCTCCCGACGCCGCCTCCTTTTCCTTCTGTTCGCCGATGAGCTTGTCGAGCTCTTCCTCGACAGCGGCTTTCCTCTTCTTCAAGAACTCGCGCTTCGACGCGTTCGCGGACGCCGAGCCCCATCCTTCGAGGCCGCCGCCAATCGCGCCGACGCCCATTCCAATCAAGCCAAGAGTGAGAGGATCCATTTTCCGTTCTCCGCGATATGCGGGGCGGCGCGGGAGGTGCGCCGTTGCCCGTTTTCATATCTACAATTTAACTAAACGCGGCCTCCCGATTTCAGATATTCCGCGTAAAGTTCGTCATCCGTCATCTGCTCGAACGGCTTGGGCGCGGAAGTCGCGCCGACGCCAACCTTGCCGACAATCGGCACGGGGGCGGAAGCCGTGGCGGTCTGCTCCGTTTTCGTATCTGCGAAAATACGGGAGGTCTCGCCGATCTTCCAAATCGTCATCTGCCGTTCCACGTCGCCCATCTTCGCGAGGGCCTCCGCGAGGGACGGGTTGCGGAGACATTCGGCAAGGACGATAGGGGCCTTTGCCGAACCCAAGATGGCGCGGATGGTCGGGTTCTTCTTGCCGCCGGTGATGTCGGTCAGCATTTCCATTCCGTCCTGTGCCTCCACGTTCAGCCATTCGCGCTTGTCCGCGGGGACGTACTTCTCGACCTTCGCGTTGAAGTCGGCGACGAATTGACGCGCATCCGCGATCTCCGCGGCCCGTTTGTCCTCTTCGGCCTTCGCGCCCTTCGCGATCTCCTTGAGCCGGTAGGCGATGAGCGCGTCGGCGTATTCCTCGTCGGTGGCGAAATCCGCCTTCCTGGGCTTCGGCGTTTCCTTCACCTCGCCGCCAGCCTTCTCGCCGCGACCGCGCACCTCCGCTTCGAGGGCCTCAAGCCGCGCGCGGAGCGTTCGGTTTTCATACTCCATCTTTTTGAACTTGCGGTGCGAGAATTTCGGCGCGTCCTTTTCGTCCGTTTCGCCCTGTTCCTCGCTCGCCTTCGCCTCGCCGTCTGCGGGGCCGTCTGCGGGCTTTTCGCCTTCGCCCGTGTCAGCGGCGGGGGCGGGGTCGTTCTGCGCCTCCGTGGCCGTTTCCGTGGCCGTGGCGGCGTTCTCGTCCGCGGCCTGTTCCGCGGCCGCGGCGGGGGGATCGGGGATGAGGGTCTCCCCTTCCCCGAACTGCTTTTCGAGTTCCTTCACGTACTCTTCTTTAGTCATCTTTCTACACTCCGTTTCCGCCCTTCGTTTTCATACCAATCGCGCGACGGAGCGGTGCGCCGCGCGGTGGCGTTGCAATTCCTAAACGCCCTCGACGGGAGGGATCGGCGGCGGGGCCATCTCCTCGATGGTCTGCGCCTGTTCCTGTTCGGCGCGGAATACCTCCCGCTCCGCCTCGGCCTGGAGCTCGTTCGCCTGTCGCGTATTGGCCCCCGCTTGCTTCATCGCTTCGAGTTCCATCGCGTGGCGGTGCTTCAAGTCCTCCATCAGGACGGCGTTCTGCGCCTTGAGCACCTCGCCGTTCACGGAGTTCTTGACCGCTTCGAGTTCGGCGGTGAGCCGTTGCACGAGGCCTTCCAACTGCGCCTTCTGCTGAAGGAGGTCTTCGACGTTCGCGCCCGTCCCCTCCACGCCTTCGCCGCCGGCCGGCGGCGCGGTCTGCGCCTGTTGGAGCGCGGCCTGTTCCTTCGTGAGTTGCATCGCGGAAATCGCCTTCGCTTGCTCGACGAGTTCCTCGTCCGCGCCATCCATACATTCGAGCATCCGCGGAGCGAGAATGGCCTTGTATTCGGGGAGCGCGGTCGCCATCGCGTAGAACGAGCGGAGCTTTTCCTTCCGCATCGTGGAAAGGAGAGGCCCCGCGCTAACGGAAATCCGCGTCGCGCCGTCCTTCGGCGCGTCATATTTGTACACATACGAAATCAGCTCGATGAGAGCCGCGCCGAGGGCCTTGATCGACGAGGCCAGGTTTTCGTAGTAGCACGACAAAATCGACTCGCTCGCCTTCGCCTTCGTGATCACTTCCTCGGCGGTTTGCACCGAGTGATTTTCCACGATGCCCTCGATGGGAATGCCGATGATCTGCGCAACCGCATCCGTATAGAGCGAGGTCAGTCCGCCAATATCGCCGACGTTAATCGCGGTATCCTGTTTCGTGGGCGGCGCGAGCGTCCTCCCCTTCTCGTCATAGAGGTCATACGGGAGCGCGGGAGGGTTGATCTTGTTCGCCTGTTTCCATAGCTTCGTGTGCGCCTTGATGGAATCCGCCACGACGAGGTAGTTCGCCTTCGGCGAAAGCGCGAGCCGCTCGCCCGAAAGCGAGACCGCGTAGTTGAGGAGCCGTTGCGCGTCGATGGCCTTGTGAACGATGCCCGTGTACTCCACCGCGCCGGAGTCCGCCTTGAGAACCGCCTCGCCGGCGACCAGGACAATCGGGAGACGGCGGATCGGGAGCGTCTGCTCGTCGATGATTTTGTTGCCGACCACCTTCACCACGGCGACGGAGTTTTTCTTTTCCTTGTACCAAAAAGTCAGCACGGGCACGGAGGTGTCGGTGTTCGTATTGTAGAACACGCCGTCGTTTTCACTGCTTTCGGTCGCTTCCTCGCCGAAGAGACGCTTGGCCTTGTCGCGGGTGATGTCCTCGCGGTGGATGAAGTACTCGCCGTCGCTCCCGTCAACCTTCGTCGAGTTCGGGTCGAAAAAGATCGAGAGCGGATTGGGGACGGCCTCGATGCGCACGCACGGCTCGCCCTTCTCGTCCTTCTCCGTGGTCGCGTAGATGAAGCCATAGCCACAGGAGAGCGCGTTGCGGAGCGCGGATGAGTAGATGTTCTTCGCGTTGCTTTCGTCCTCGATTTCCACGATCTTCTCGTTCAGCCGCTCCACGGCGTCGCTCTGCTCCTCGCCTTCGAGCTTGATCGCGAACGGGTTTGCGTTGTACGCGCCGACGATCTTGGAAATGTACGCGGAAAAAATCGGGAATTGCATCCGCGCACGGGACGGCCCACGCGCTTGCGTGTCCTCTTCCGTCCACTGATCGTCCACGCCGGAGGCGAATTTGATGTCGGTGCGCATCCGCGTGCGAACGACGCCCAGGGCTCCGTCCGCATCGGTCAGCATCTTGCGAAGTTCGGCCAACGTTTTCATAGCTACAAAACCCCTTTGTCAAAATCTACAACTTTCGCCGCTGTTGTTAAGCCGGGCTTATTCACTGCGCCCCCGACAATATGGCGCACAGATAAACGGCGAGAAAGAGCAATAAGCACAAGGACAACCCGACAACGAAGTCGGCGTTAGTAAGCGGCCATTCGCCGTGCTCATCGTACTCGACGCCGATGACATCCCCAAGCCATTCCTTGATGCGTTTTTTCACTTCGCGCCCTCCAACATTTTCTCGATGTGCGCTTGGACGGCCTCCAGCCGGTCGAGCCACCCGCGCTTGACCACGCCGTGCGGGTGTTCGAGATACCGCGCCGTCATATCATTCAGCGCGCGGTCGAGGTGCAAGCGGCACTCGCGGAGAATGTCCAGCTGTTCGTCGCTCATTTCGCGCCGCCCGTTTTGAGTGTTTCTTTGATCCACGCAATATCGGTCTCGATTTGCGCGAGCCGCACCGACACGTCTCCGTAGGAGGTCTTTCGCACGGCGTACATCGCTCCGCCGACAATCCCCGCCGAAACGGCGAAGAGCGCGGAGGCGACAACAGCTAAAGACTGCAAATCCATGGCACTACCTCGCCGCGATGTAGAACGCGAGACTATCCGGAGTCAGCACGGGGAGCGTCGCCGGAAGCGCGGAAAGACCGGCCGTCGCGGACGCCGAGCCGATGAAGTTCGCGTCGAACGTGGACGCCTTCTCCATACCGAGAGCGTCAATCGTGAGCGACCACGGGGCCTCCGTGAAGTAGGCCACGAAGTAGTATTCCGCTCCGGCCACCATCTCGAACGGCGCGGAGGTGTCAATCCACCGCATCTTCTTGAAGGTTTCGCTCGTCGGCGTTTCTGCGGCGGTAGTCGCGAGGAGGTTCCCGTCGTTGTCGTAAACGCCGAGAAGCACCGCGCCGAACGTTCCGGCCTCGTGGAAAAAGCCAAGTTTCGTCCGCGTCGCCGTGAAGTTCGACACGACCTTCGACGCGTAAATCCTGTTCCCGCGCGAGGAGGTGTCGTAGTGGTCGGTTGAGTCGAGGAGCGAGAAATTCTCTTGCATCGTCGCGACAGAACCACCTCCGCCCGAAGATACGCTTCCGCCGAGGGCCCACTGGTCAGTCGGCACTCCGCCGATGTCGCCGCGGCCGAGGAAGGTGAGCCGATACATAGACGCGGCCTGTCCGCCAATCGTAATCGCCGAACTTTGAGCGTTCAGCACGGAGCCGCCTTGCGGGGTGATGGTCAGCGTCGCGGCGTTGTCAAGGAAAACGAAGTCGATAAAAGACTTTGCCGGAATGGTCGCGGCGGAGGGCAGTTCAAGGGTCTGCGCGTATCCCGACAGGTAGAAGAGGCAACCGAGAAACCCATCGTCAATACTAGGCGAGGGGACGTTCCCGTAGACTTTGCGGTACTTCTTTGGCCCCCCTTCCCACTTCGGGGAAAGGAAACCGCCATACAGCGCAACGGCGAGAATGTCTCCGTCCTCTCCAATTCCGCGCCGCAAGGGCGCGCCAGCCGGCCCACCGAAAATCAAGTCGCCGGGATCGGTCATCGGGTTCGACATACCGCCGCCGCCTTCGCCTTCGGGAGCGGCCACGCCGTCAACCTGCTTCACGACAACGCCGTCCGCGTCCACGACCACGACGCGGTAGATTTTGTCCGTATAAAAACGGAAGTCGCTTTCCGGCCGTCCGTCATCGTCGAGGCGAACGACCGCGCCGAGCGGGGTGCCGTCGAAGGTCGCCACGCCTTGCGGAATGTCCGTCCCCGTCTGATAGAAACGAAGTTCGCCGCTCGCGCAAGGTTCGCCGTGCGCGTCAAAGAAAACCTTGTCGAACCATCCGCCGAGAGAAGTAGCCATTTGCCGAGTCTCCTCTACCAGTTCTTGTTAGTGCTCCACGGGTCGATGAACGCGATGGTGTTCGCCGACGAGCGGCGCACCGCCGCCGCGTAGCCGCCGCTGTCCTTCTGGAACTGCGGGGAGTACGGAATAGCCGACGGGCCAGCGGAGTCGATGTTCCCGACCGCGAACGAACGGAAGATGGTGTCGCCGATGCGCGACTCCGTTCCGGCCGCGTTGAGGAAGTCGATGATGCCTTTCGTGCCGAGGCGCGTGAGGTACAACGTTCCGTCTTGCTCCGTGCCGTCGAGGGTGATGAACCCTTTGGAGCGGAGGAGCGCGTCGTTCGACGTGTCGCACGTTGTGTTGTCGCTGATGTCGATGTTCACTCGTTCGGCGGTATCCCACGCCTCGACGGCTGGCGCGTTCGTCTTCGTCCAGACCGCACCGACCAGCTTTTTGAAAAAGCGGGCGTTGTCCACGGAGCACTCGCGGATAACGAGGTTGCGGAGCGGGTGCGTCGTTGCCCAGTGAACGGAGTCCGCGATGTTGCACCGATAGAATTTGAAGGAGATGCCTTGACGCGGGGTCGGGTCGGTGACCTCGCCGATGCGTGGAGCGATGATGTTGAAGCGCGAGCCGACCGCCTCCACGTCCACGGCGTTGTAGAGCGAGCCGCCGATGGAGGAGTCGAAGATACGGGCCGTCCACGCGGAGACGTTGCCGGAGATGGCGCACTCGTCCAGCTCGACGGAGGCGTTGTTAATGGTGAGGTCGCCTGTCAAATTCAACCGGCGAAGGGTGGCATCGTAGGAGAGGGACACGTTCGCGGTGATGGCGACGTTCTCGAAATCGGCGTCCGCTCCGTGCGCGGACACGAAGGCGGAGAACTCCGCGCTCCCGCACCCCGTCCAATTCACGGCGACGGGTGATACGCGACCGACGATAACGTTTTGGATTGCGATGGAACCGGATTTACCGCTCATCGTTCCGGCGTTGACAAAGAACAGCGGCGCGCCTGTTTCGTTTTTCACGCCGTTCGCGATGGCCACGAAAACCTCGTCGAAGTAGAGCGAGGCGTTCGCGATCAAGGAAACGGCCTCATCCACGACGAGGCGCGGCCCCTTGAGTTTCGTCCAATCCCGCGCGGCGTTTGCGAGTTGCGAGGTGCGAATTTCGCACCCGATCTCGATGCGGCCCGTCACGCCGTTCAGGTCTAGCTTGCCGCCGGAGGTAAAGTCGACCGCGCCGATATAGAGCGATGCGGCACCCGCCTTGTCGATGGCGAGCCCGGCCGCGGGAACGATGACGCGCGGGATGGAAACGGACGCCGCCGATTGCAAGGAAATAGAGGCCGCAAGGACTTCTGCGTTCGGCCCGACGTTCGCCGCATCAACCGCGCCGACGCCTCCGTCGAGATAGCCGTCGACGAAATGCGGCGTCCGCGTGTTGTATTTCAACACCACGGGGTCACCGGCGAATACGGACGGGCTCGTCCCCTCGAACAGATATTTATCCCAAATAACGAAGTCCAGGGAATGGCCGGCGTTATTCGTGATCCTCGCGAACTCCGCCACCACGACGGGGGCCGTCGCCGAAATGTCCTCCACGATTGCGTAGTTCCCATAGGGGAAATAGACCGCCGTGGGCATCGGCACGGGCGAGCGCGGGGTCTGCGCATAGTAGCTGACGCACGCGAACGCGGACGCAATAGCGGACGAGGAGGAGGTCTGCCCTGAAGTGTCCGCACCGAAAAGGGTGACGGGAAGGAGACCGCCTTCGAGGACGGCGATCCAAATCTTGCCGCTCCCGTCGTTCGGGAGGATGGCGAAGCCGCCATCGTCAGGAAAGCCGCCCAGGTTGTCAAAGAGCGCATAGCGCACGCCGTTCACGTCCGCCGCGGAATATTCCGCCGTGTCCACGTCGCGGAGATCGGCGAGCGAGGAAACGAAGGCGACCTCCGCAACCCCTTCTTTCGGCGCGTCCCCGCCGTCGAGGTTCCACGTCTCATAGGCGACGAAATCGTCTGGGAAGGACGGGTTTTCCACGCCTTCCATCGGCACGAAGGAGCGGAGGGTGTACTTCCGCGGATGCAAGATCACGGAGGGGAAAAAGCCGGAATCGTCAGCGATGACGAAGGTGGTCTCCGCGCTCGTTTCCTCGACGAAAACGGAGGCCGGAACGTCCGTGCCTTCCTCGTAAAAAAGGATGTGCGCGAACGGCACGGGGTTGCCGTTGCTGTCCAGGAGGAGGAGTTTCGGGTTGTGCGGTCTAATCTCCATCTTCGCCGTCCTCCTGGTCGCCGAAGGTCAGCGCGGAGAAATCGAGCGGAAGCTCCGTGATTTCCTCCACGATCACCTCCTCGTCCTCGTCGTCCTCCGCGTAGTATTCGGGGTCGTTGGCAAGGTTGGTAAATACAATTTTTTCCAAAACCTCATCGTCGAGGAAAGGCGAGCGGTTCCGTTCGAAGTCGATGCACCGCTCGATCCACTCTTTCGAGTACGCATTGCCGTTGACGAAAATCATTTGTCGGCGTCCTCCGCTTTCTGCGTTTCCTCCGCCTCGCCGAAAAGCTCCGCGATGGTCTTGCCGGCCCCCGCGGCGGCGGTTTCAATGTCGGCCGCGCCCCATCCCCAATCCTTGCATTGGTCGACGAGTATCATTCGCGTCGCCTGGAAGGAGCCGTTCAAGGCCTGTTTGACGAGCGCGGGAATCGCGATGCGCGCATATCGCTCGCTCACCTCCGCCTTGATGTCGGGGTTTTCCTTGAGCGAGAGTTTGTGCCACCACCCCTTCGCGGTGAGGTAGTGCTTGTAATGATTGGGGGAACCGAAACCGAGCGTCCGCCACGCGCGGGAATGAACGCCGAACGCCTCGATGAAGGCGGCGCGAACCTCCTCGAACGTCGGCTTGACGTTCTCCGCGTAAAACATCCGCTCGTCGTTTTCGTCTCGGTCGAGGTTTTCGGTTTCGTCGAGTTCCATACACGCCTCTATTTTCTAATATACATAATTCGCAAGGAATTTCACCCGCCGAAGTACTCGCCCCTGTCTGCGGTTCGCAATCGCTCGTACCTGGCGCGTGCGGCCTTCCTTCGCTCGAAGTCGAGGCGGCGTTGCATTTTCTCAATTCGCGCCATCCGTTCTTTTTCCGCCGGCGTGAGGTTGGGAAGATAGTCTTTTTTCATAACTGCAAATCCTTCTCGCGAGGTTCGATGCCCGCAATATGCACGCGGTGTAGCTCCTTCGCATACCAGAGGTCGAGGGTCAGCAAGTCCTCCCAAAACGCGGTGCCGCCGACATAGGCGCAGTCGGGCCGACGGCCACGCCGGACGCGTGCTTCGAAACCGCCCGCCCGCCCGTCGCTCCACGGCCCGTCCACACGGACGTTCGCGACGGCCTCGTCGATGGCGGCTCGCGCGGCCGCACGCAGTTCGCTTTCGCTCGCATCCGCCCCGTCTAGCTTGCCGAACGGAAACGCGGCGAGAACCTTCTCGGCCATTTCGTCAAAGTTCATTTTTCATCCTTCCCACTTTTGATCCTGTACGCGCACCCGCATTTCGGGCAAAGCACCCACTCGTCGCCCATATAGTGAACGACCTCCGCGTCGCGGCCGCACTTGAGACAGCGCGGCGGGTTCTTTCCGCTCTGGTCGACGATGATGCCTGGGTGCGCCTCCTCCGCTTTCGGCGCTTCGGGCTTGGGCTCCTCCTCCGGCGCGGCGAGGTCGAGGATCAGATAGCCGATGTCTTTGCCAATCTCCTCCACGTCAATGTCTTCCATCCCGTCCGCCATCGCATACTCGTGGAAGAGGCGATTGTGGATATTTATCAGCCGTTCGCAGATTTCACGCTTGGTCATTTCGTGGCCTCCTCCGTTTCAGCTGTGATAAAGTCGTACAGCTGATTTATGGTCATGTTGAACGCGCCGCAAGTGCCGCCGCAGCCTTTTCCGGCCAACGGACACCCAGGACACCCTCCCTTTTCTGATAGCGTCGTACTCTTGTACATAGCGCAACACTTATTCGCAAATTCTTTGCACGCGTTGAAATAGCGTTCGTTTTGTTTGACGGCAAAGTCGCGTTCGAACGCCTTTTGAGCTTCTTTTCCCTGATTGGTCATTTCGTTTCCTCCTCGGCCTCGGCGTCGTTCGCCGCTTCGTCGGCGAGAAACTTTGCCGTTGCGACGGTCGCGGAAAGGCGTTGAACCTTGTCGAAAGTGTCGCCGTGCGCTTCGATAAGCGCGTCGCCGATTAGCACGTCGGCGCGGTCAAGAAGCTCGGCGGCCTTGCGCAGTCGTTCGTGTAGCTTCACTTCTCCTCCTCCTTCGCCGGGGAGTTCGCCCACTTCAACACGGCATCCTTGCACTCATCATCATAGAGCGTATGATTGCAGAAGTCTTTGATAGGGCAATAAGGGCACGCGGCACCCATAGGCATCTCTCCGCAATATGCGCCCAATAGACTTGCAAAATCTTCCGCCGCAAGTGTTTCTTTCCACTTGTCCCAGTTGGTCATGCTCATCGGCTTCTCTCCTTTTCCCATACGCAAAATATTCATTCGCTTTCCTCCTCCTCCGCGATGGCCAAAACGGCCTTGTCCCCATCGTCGAACACGCAATGGAAGATGTCCCGTTCATCGTCCTCGTATCTCACGATTTCGCGCCCGGTTGCCATATCATAGTGTTTCCCGACTGGAGTTTTGAAAACCGCTTTCTTGTCCTTGCGCAGAGGGCAGTCGTGCAAGCAATTAAGCCGCCCGTTCGACTCCTTGCGGAACCGCTCGCAACACAGCCGCTTGAAGTCGCTGGAGACACGCATCAAATCGTACTTCGTCATTACGTAGCCTCCTAGAATGGGAATTCGCCTTTTTCAATGTCCGGCGGCGTCTCGTCCTCTTGCGTTTCAGACGGCGGAAACCTGTCCGGGATCGCGCGGGTCAGGACGTACGCAAAATCCAGAACGTGCAGGGCGTGCGTTTTCGCGCCGTCCCGGTCTCCCATTGAATAGCAAGAAACGCAGAACAGAGCGTATCTATGGATTGCTGTCAGTGCTTCATAGATCTGGGCGGCGTGCGGGTCGACTAGTTTGATTTCGGTTTCCTTTCCTTTCGCCATTTTGCGGTCTCCTTTCTTTTTGTAGCTACAAAATCACTTCGCCTTCTTCGCCGCGCGGAGGCGTGCGATATAGGCGCAGAGCGTCCCCTTCGTGTGGCGTGCGAGGCACTTGTCGCGCTCCGCCTTCGCCATCTCGGTCAGCTCGACGTACCTGGCGAGCGCGGTCTTTTCCTCCTCCGTGAAATCGGCGCGGCCGGTCTCCGGCGTCGGTTCCGCTTCGGGACGATCAAGGGCCGCGGTTTCGATTTCGGCGGCGGTGTTTTCGGTTTCCATTTTCTGCCTCCTTACGGCAAGTTAGTGCATACCTAGTTAGTTTTTGGACGATTATCGTCCAATCAAAGCGCGGAGCGCGTTGCGCAATCTGCGGAAGGCGGATCTGCGAACGAGCGGGAGGTGCTTCAGGCGAGAATGGTAGAGCTCGCGAAATTCGGGCGAGCCCTTGCCGTCGCGGTAGATTTCCGCCATCTTGCACGCGACGCCTTTCGCGGTTCGGCCGGAGCCGACGTGCTTCGCGATTTGCGCGAAGGTGCGTCCGTCCGCGTACAGGCGGCACGCGGTCTCGACTTCGCCCTTGTTCCAAAACTGATAGCTTCGGTTTCTGCGTTGCATCGCTCGCCATCCTCTAGAACGGAAGATCATCTTCGTGGAAAACATCGTCGGCGCGGGAGGGCATCGCGGAAGCGGTCTTTCGCGGAGCCGGCGAAGGAGCGGGAGCCGGAGCGGTGGAGGAGGATCGGTTGCCGTCGCGGTTCGCCTTCGAGAGGAAGGAAAGGTCGCGCACGAGGATCTCGGTCTTGAAGTGCTTCTGCCCGTCCTTCTCCCAGGTGCGGGTGCGCAGTTCGCCTTCGACGTACACGCCGTCGCCTTTGCCGAGGTAATTGGATGCGTTCTCCGCGATCTTGTTCCACGCGACGCAAGACACCCATTCGGTGGCCTCGCCGTTCTTTTCCTTTCGGTTCAAGGCCACGGAAAATTCGATGACCTTCTGCTCGCCGACGTATTTCAGCTCGCCGAGCGTGCCGATGTTCCCGATGCAAGTGAAGCGGTTGAGCGATTTCATTGCGTTCTCCTTTCTGCTTGAGGTTCAATCGCTATCAGTAAATATACATACGGAATTATCCATCGTGCTATATTTGTTTTCAAAACTTTCTGCTCCGGGTTCTTTCTGTTTCCCGTGCTAATTGGGATTGGAGCGGGGGAGCCTGTTTTCTCGTGATATTGTTTTCAAGTTGATGTTTTCAAATCGTTCGTTTCATTTTCGTTTTTCTCCGCATCCCGCCTCGCCTCCACCTACTTGCGTTCTATCGAGGTAGTCAGTGGGTGTCGCTTTCGGGGAGGGAGGGGGAGCGGGGACACGAAGCCCAAGCCTGGACTTCGGTGAATTTCGCATCTGCAAAAAGGACAGACCGCTTTCGGGTCGGTCGGGGTGTGCGGTTTTTCACTTCGGCACTTACGCTCGCTTAATACGTGGCGGGTCTTCCTGTTTCCACGGCTTGGCTTTGGGCGAGCCGGCAAGACGGCATCTAGGACGGGTGCTGATCGTCCTTCCCTTTCTCGAAGGTCTCCGCCCACCCAGGATAAGCCGGATGGGCGAAGCGGCGGCGCGGAGCGGCCTCCCGCATAGGGTTGCGAGCCGGTCGCGCAAGCCTCGATGTGAGCGCATTTCGACCCCGCAACCGATGGCGACGCCGTGCGCTATTCCCAAACATAAACGACCGAGACGGAAAAAGGGTGCGGTCTTTTCAAGATTTTTCCCCGCGATGTTTTGAAAACTTATTTGCCCCGACGCGCGGATATTTTTGTAGCATTGAAACCGAGGGGCAATCCCGCCTCGAACCACGAAAGGAGAAAACCGATGAACGAAACCGAGTACAACGAAATCGACGCCATCCGCGCCACGCAACTCAAGGCCCTCGCGACCGGCGGCGACCTCGCCCTTTGGGCCGCGACCTTCGGTGAGAAGGCGGACACCGCCGCGATGCGCTTCGGTCGCCTGTGCCACGCGTGCGCGCTCCTCAGCGACGCCGACCTCGACGCCGCGTTCGTCCTGTCGCCCTTCGCGGATTTCCGCACGAAGGAGGCGCGCGAATGGAAGGCGGCGCAGATCGAGAAGGGCGCGGACATTTGCACCGAGGCGGAAATGCAGACTGCGCGTTCCGTGAGCGACGCGTTCAAGCTCGCCGCGGAGCGCGAGGACGCGGACGGATGGAGCTCCAACGACACCGAGGTTTCGGCCGTCGCGGAAATCGCCGGCGGCGTGAAAATCAAGGCGCGCGCCGACCTCCTCTCCACCGACCGCTCTATCCTGTTCGACCTCAAGACCACCTCCTCCGTTATGGAGGCGGAAAATCAGTTCTGGCGGCTCCGCTATGACATCCAGGCGGGGCTTTACGCGCTCGCCTTCCCCGCCGTCCGCGAGGCGAAGTTCATCTTCGTGGAAACCTCCGCGCCCTTCCGCGTGGCCGTGATCTCGCTGACCGGCGAAGACCTGGAGGAGGCGAAGCGCACCGCCCAGGCCTACGCCATCCGCGCGGCCGACCTCCTCAAGCGCAACGGGAGCGACCGCTCCGCATACGCCGCGGAGGTCGCGAACGTCGAAACGCACCGCCCCCTTTGGATCGTCGACAGGTTCCTCGACGGCGTCTAGATTTTTTGGCATCTCCTCCCACCACCCACCGCCCCGCGCAAGCGGGGCTTTCTTTTTGCTATGCTTTGGACAGCATTCGAGGTTTCTCCTCCCTCGCTCCTCGCGTGGCTCAGCACGCGGGGATTTCTTTTTGTAGATGCGAAATTGTCTCGCAGTGAAGATACGCCTCGCGCTATTTACGCCGGCCGCGCTTTCTGTATCTACGAAAAGGCGGAGGCGTTTTTGTATATGCAGAATTGCGCATAGACGAAAGCGGCCCCGCGATCCTGGCCTCGACGCGCCCGACGCGGCCGGAACCCCGCGCCACGCTCGCAAGGCGGTATATTATTATATATGGCGCGTCTCGCGGAGTTTACAAAAGAATAGCAGAAAATGGCGTTTTTGGTCTGATTTGGCGGTATTGTAAAATTGTAGCACGATGCGAAAAAATACTTGCGGAGGGGCTGAAAACTTGCTATATCTTTAGACGTAGAGGGGCAATGAAGCCCACACCAAAGAAAGGAGATCCAAAATGAAGAACACCGCCGAAATCAAAGCCGCCATCAAGGCCTTCCGCATCGAAGCCCAGGAATACGGCGCGACGATCAAGGCCGACCGCTTCGGGTGGATCGCCGTCACGAACAAGTACGGACGCCGCTTCTCCATCGCTCCGGCAGACCTCGCCGAAATGGGCGAATACGGCCGCACGCACTACCTCGCGAAGATTGCCTAAACCCCAAACCGAAAGGAGAACCAAAATGAAGAACATCGAACACGCACAGGCCGCGCTCGTCGCAATTTGGGCGAACAGCGAACCCGACATCACCATCTGCAACAACGCGGGAACGGCGATTTCCATCGCCACCGGCCCGGATACTGAACACGCAATCTCCGTCAAACAGGTCGAGCTGAAGACCGACGGCGGCCTCCTCTTCGACGCCTTCCGCGTCGAGCGGAAGTACACGGACGGCGGCACGCAGAAGGTCACTCTCCTCGCCATCTTCCCCGCGTACGCGACCGCGATCGCACGTAGGGAAATCCTCATCGCCCTCATCCGCGCCATCGACGCCGAATGGCCGACGGCGGAAACGAAGGCGGCGGAGGGCGAATAGCCCCCGCCGAAAACCGAAAGGAGACTCGATATGAAAACATATACCGCCTGGACAACGGCCGAGGTCTCGCGCATCCGCGAGTTCCTCCGCACGGGCGGGGCGCGTCTGCGCCGCCGCTCGCCGGAGCTCCGGCCAATCGTCGAACGCCACGGAGCCCTCGCCGTCTCCGTGATGGCCTCGCGCATCCGCGCGGAAATGGAGGTCGCCTAGATGGACACCACGACCGCCGCCGCCCTGGCCAATTTCTGCCGCGGGTACGAACAGGGGCTCCTCCGCGCCCTCGACATCCTCCTCCGATCCGGCGACGCGAACGAGGCAATCGCTCGCCTCAAGCCGATTATCTTCGCGGGTGCATCCCGCCGCGCCGCGCGCGAGGCGGAGCTCGCGAAGATGTCCGCCACCGATCAAGACGAGTTTCTCCGCCTCCTCGACGAGGCGGAAGCCGAAAACCGCAACTGCGAAAAAGGAGAAACGAAATGAGCTACAAACATTCCGCCGGCCTCTTCGCCGGTCTCGCCATCGTCCGCGACAAGGTTCGCGCCCTCCCGAAAACGAAAGCGGGGCACGGATACAATTACACCCCGCTCGACGAGATCCTCGATTACCTCCGCCCGACGCTCGAAGCCGCGAACCTCATCGTCATTCAGGAGGTTTGCACGGACGAGCGCGGGAACGCCGGCGTCGAGACCCGCGTCATCGCGGAGGACGGCGGCGAGGCGTGCGCCGTCTGCTATGCGCCTCCGGCCGAAGGCGGAAGTGCGCGGATGTCTCCTATTCAGCGGGTCGGGAGCGAGATCACCTACCTCCGCCGGTACGGCCTGTGCGCCCTCCTCGGCCTCGCCTCGGGCGAGGACACGGACGGATACCAGGTGGGCGACACGCGCGAGGAGGCGTCGCAGAAAGCCGTCGCGGCCCTCAAGGTGCGGCTCATCGAAGCGGGTCGCGCGGAGGACGCGGAGCGCGTCGACTCGATGACCTCCGCCGAACGCAACGCGCTGTGGAAGGAAACCGCTCCGCGAGCGACCGGCAAGAAGTAGCTACAAAAAAATCGGGGGATGAATTTCGTTGAACCTTCCCCCGGCCTCCCCTTGCCGAGTGGCGGGGGAGG